TAGTATTACCCGGAACTTCCGCTCTCGCGCAAAATATAATATGGGCCAAATTCACTTAGAGCGGGTTCCACGAGTTGAAAACATCAGGGAACCCGAGGTAGTCCGCCGATCCCGGTTCTGCAGCTGCTTCTTCTGCTGCTGCTTCCCCCGGCGGAAAACGCAGTAAACGCCCGTGCTTCTCGGCGAAGTCCTGGACCCTGCGCCAGATGGTCTTATGGACGTCGGCGCGGGTGTACCAGGTCTCGGGGTGCGTATTCGAAGTAATAACGTACCTCGTAGCGAGCATGGGCAGTGAGCCGCCCTTGACCTCCACCCAGAGCGGATACCAGTCGATCAGGCGCTGGAGGTCAGCTAGACGCATGCTATCGTCCTTGAAGTCGTCCAGGATCACCGTCTCGTGCTTTCCATAGCCGTCCCACCACTGGCTGTAGGGCGCCTTCCAGAAGGCGTCGGGCCAGTGCTCCTTCGCGAAACGGCTCTTGCCGCCGCCGGATGGGCCGTATAGGACCCATAGCTCCGGGCCATCAGGGCCGAATTCGCGGCGGTCCGCGTCCAGGGCTAAGGTCTGCCTCAGGTGGACTAGCCCCTTCCCGTGGCGGACCCAGACAACGGGATACAGCTTGGCCACTTCGCAGACAGCTGCGCCGGACGCTATCATCTCTGTCGCCGCTGTTAAGCCCGTAGTCTGGCCTTGGCGCCTGGCTATACCCACTTCCCAGGGCCCGTCTAGCCTGGAGTCCTGTTTCGAACAGTAGTCGATGTTCTGCTGAACGTTCCCCCTGGCTTGCTCGAAATGGGCCTTATCGCTTATATGCCTGCGCATCCATGCTAGCTTCTGGGTTCTCCCGACCTGGACATAGAACTGGAAGTGCCTGCGCCCAGTCTCTGGACAACTCTCGATCTGGCCGATTCCATACGTTATCTTGCCCGCTCCCAGTAGTTGGTTCAGCCAGCTCTCGCCGTAGAACTCCTCGTCGCCTAAATGCAGCGTACCGCACCAGTTAGTAGCAGCCATTTTATACTTCCGCTCAGAGCGCAAAACGCACTTTTTCCCAGGTGCACAGGGGTGCAGATTTAGGCACGGATTACCCCCCCCCGTTGCTCGTTGGAAACTTCCGCTCTCGCGCAAACTATAATATGGGCATGGGACGTCGCCGTTACTATCGTCGTCGCTATGTCTCTCGTCCCCCCAGGAGACGTATGACTTATCGTCGTTACTCCCGCAGGTACTGCCGTACTAGGCGTGCTCCTAAGGGCACCTACTCCTCTGTGGTCACGCTGACCCAGGATGCAGAGTGGAAATTCAGCAACCAGAACGCCTCTAACAGATGGGTCGCTTTCACCTTCTCGCCGGTCTCTGTGCCTGGCTTCCTGGACTATAAGGCCACTTATAGTCACTTCAGGATACTGAAGGCCAAGCTCTATCTGTCCAGAGCCCTGGGGAACGATGCTGGGACTACCTTCAACTATCTTGTAGTTGGTAGTAGGCCCTTCGCTGCTACCCAAAACGCAGGAACGACTACCGGGCAGGATGCCTTAGTGCCCGCGCAGACTGAAGAGGCCCTCAGACAGGCGAAATGGCAGCGTGTTCGCTATCCCAGCACGACTACGAACGTCGTGCCAGTGGGCTTCCACCCGTATGCTATAGTCCAGACCTTTGGTCCTACGCCTTATACCACAGGCTCTGACATGATGTGGCAGCGCATCTGGGAAGGCAGGAGATGGATGCCCTTCTCATGGGCAGCTGCCACTGGGTCAGCGCTGAGCTTCTTCGGACCCTACCTGGTCGTGGACAAGTCTAATGGCGAACTCAGCCAGGGCTCTTGGTCCGTCCAGTGCACTCTTAAGATCAGCGTCCAATTCAAGGGCCAGAGGTAAACCGTTACCCGAGGGTAGGGCGTAAATATCATGAGAGGGTAGGGCGTAAATATCATGAGAGGGTAGGTCACCCCATCCACTTGAGAGCCGGAGGGAGGGTGGCCGTATAGCCGAGCGAAGCGAGGAGGCCCCCGACCGTGAGAAAACGCATAACGGAAGTTCCGGCTA